GATTTTAGTTCTTCTACTGTTTTTTCCTCGTTTTTAGGATCTTGCATTTCAGTATAGAATCCTTTTAGGAATTGCTCACCGTAAATATTATCAATATTTTTCTTATCTTTATAGTCAAAACCTCTTGTTTCCATATCAACCACTTCTTTGGTTGGTTTTTTCTCTTCAGCTTTAGCCTCATTTATGGATTCATTGAATAATTTAAACCAATCAGGTACTGTTGGTTGAGCTGAGACTATTCCTAACATACCTTCATTTAGGATGTTTCTGTATTTTAACTCATTTACAGTTTCATTAAACCCATAATGGTTAGGGATATCAGGAAATTGGGTTTTGGCGCTTTTAATAAAAACGTCTTTGTTGCCTTTTCCTTCTTTAATTAGGTTGTATTGGTTTTGAAGTGATTTCATATTATTCTTCTCCTTTAATGATTTTTTCGATTTCAGTGATTAATTCTTGAACTAGGTCAGTAGGAAATACTATACCAAATGATGTTGGATTATCATTATAATATTCTACTGTTTGATTTTTTGCATTTGATAATATAGGTAATAAAGCATTTATTCTTTCTTCTATTGAATCAAAAGCTTCAATCCTAGTTTGTTGAAATTTTTGAGCATCTGTTGGTTCTTGCTCATATAATTTTTTTACCTCTAGGCCTGATCCTTTAATTTTATCAGGAACAGGTTTAAAACCTAGTTTATAGTAATAATTGCGGGCAGTGCCTTTAGCGTTTTTATCTTTATTAAATGCAAATGGGGTAGCGTATTGACCTCCAGTTCCAGGAGTAAAAGTAGCACTACCACCAGTGGTAGATGCTTCTTTAATTTTTTTATTTAATTTATACTTGTACTTTTCCATCGTTTATAGATATGTTTAACTCTTCTACTAAATTATAGTATTGCATCAAGTCTACAAGATGGTCATCGTTTATTTTAGTTTTTTTATCCAGTTCAACAATATATTTAGATACTTCTTCTAGTTTGATTTTTAGAATTGGATCTTTTGTTTTACTGATATGAGATTTAAGGTGAGATTGAATCTCATTAACTTTGGCATTGTAGAATTCTTTTAAGTAAGGTTTATTATCTACGCTATTGATAAATTCCTTTAATACAAATTTTTGGTTTGAAGAAAGATTTTTATATTTTTCATTAAATTTCTCCAATAAAATATGTTGGGTAAGGATTCTTGTTTCTTTATCTGATTTAGTTAATTCCTCCATCACATCTTCCTTGACAGTGTTCTCATTTACTTTTTTAGTAGTGAGTTGTTCTAGTAATGTTACTTTACTATGAATAATTTTATCAGGATTAATAAAGTTATTATCAGAATAAGACTCAGTTAAAACATATAAAGAAGCATATGGTTTATACATAGAGAGTTGAGTCTTAAAGAACTCTTCAATATTGTATTTTTCCTTAATTTCTTTAATAACATTATACTTGTCTTTTTTTAGACGAGTTTTGTTAAGTTTTTTATGTGAGTCTAAAATAGTTTCTAGAACAGTATTAGCTCTAGCTTCACTCAAATGTTTATTCTTGAATAAAGTCTCATATAATCTGTACTCTTTTCCTAATTCTGTATTAGTAAAATTCCGTCTCAATATACCAACCGCCTCAGATTCTTTATTAGATAGAAGCTCAGAGGTAATTTTTTTAATCAGCAATTCAAATATGATTGCTGGATTTTTAAATTTAGAGTGTTTTACTTTACCCATTTATCTTCTTATTTATTATACGTATATACAAAAGAGTTATTCTTTAATATTTTTTTCATCTAACAACGATTTTGCATGTTGTTCTTCTTCAAATATTAATTTTTTATCAGGAAACTTCTTTTGTAGATCTTCTAAAGCCAATGGGGAATTACCGTTAAATGTTGGTTTTAAACTATTGTCTTTATCTTTTGATTTCATTCTCTTGACTCCAAGGCGATCCATACCCATAGGATCATTTTGAGTATTTATGAATGAAGATTTTTCTTTAGGACGACCTAAAGGCTTTTTCTCATCATATCCTTCAGGAACATCTAAATTACCATTTTCATCATATCTTCCTTTACCATATAAAGAGGCTAAATCATGTGGTGTACCATAAGATTTACCTGTTTCAAGTGGATCATTACCTTCTGTTTCAATCTGAGAGTAACGGAATTTACGTTTAACATCTTGTACAATTAAGTCTCTATACTCACTATACATATCTTCACTAACGTGGAATATGTTTTCATAAATCCAATCTGAAGGGAAAATATTGGATTCAATGATTTGAGCAGCTAAATCCATTTTTTCTTTCATTAATGCTACTCTTTCTTGATCATAGATGATAGAAGGTGTAGTTAAAGAAAGTTCAAAATTGGTTAAATTTTCATCTCTATATCCTTGAACATATAGATGTATTAAAGCGATTTTATATAGTTCAGATACTACAATTCTCTGAAGACGTTCAATTGTACGAGCAAATCTAACATCTTGGGCAGCTAATGTAGCTTTACCTTCAAGATTTTCATCGTATCCCATGAATGCTTTAGGTACTTTAAGGGCAGCAAATAATTTATCCCTTAAATAAGTAACGTCTTGAATGCCATCCCACTGTAGTCCTGATAAAGTATCAATTTTAGTGGCTGAGTCATTTCCTCTAACTGGGATATAATAATCTTCTAATAGGTTTTGCATGTTAAACCTTAGATTATAATCTCCTGTTTGTGGGTCAGTATATGGTACTCGTTTTAGTTTAGAGATAGTTTTTTCCATGAATGTATCCACTTCATTTGGTGGGATAGAACCTACATTCATGTAATGAATACGTTTTTCAGGGGCGCGTACAATTCTATGGATTAACATAGCATCTTCCATTAACGCGTATTGTTTATATAATTTGCGGGCTGGTTCAATATAGGAACGACCATAAGGTAAAAAGTTCATATCTGTTAATAACCTAAAGTGTGCTACTTCATAGTTATCAAATACAATATGATTTTTGTTAGCATCACTACCTGGTAGGTTATAATAACCATATCCACTGGCTGCAAATCCTTCAGGGGTATAAACAAATCTTACTGATGATGGATTTTCTCTATCAAATCCTTCTTGTCTTTCAATATGAAATGCAGTATATGGTATAACATTGTATACACCAAATTTTTCAGAGATTTCTAGTTTTAAGAAAAAATCTCCGTATTTACACATATTACGAATCCATGGCCATAAATTAAACTCTACATTCAATACATCATAAAACAGATTGTATAGAATTTTCTGAATGTTTTCGTCTGAGCTTCTAATTTGTAATACTTCACCAAAGTCATTCTTTAATGTACTTTCATCTGCTATAATATCTAAAGCAGATGCTATAATAGCATCAGTGTCCATAGCATCATATTCAGAATATAATGTTGGACGTAATACTTGATAATTAAAGTTAAATTGTTGCCCGTATATTGAAGTAGGCTGGTTTGTGTAGATTCTGTTAAATCTGTCTACTAATGAGTTTGTTTCAAGTTCTCCTGACTGTTGGATTTTATTTATATCTATTACACGGAGTTGATTTCCACCCACATTCCGTATAACTACGTCTGTAGAGAATAATCTTTTTAGTCTAGGAAATAGTCTTTTATCTGCCATATGTTATATGTATGTCATATATGATAAGAAGAAATTTTAGAAAAGCCAACGAATGCTTTCATCTCTTCCTCCTACATTCATGTTAAATGGATTTTGGTTATTATTACCTGAGTAAGCACCTGAGTATCCATGTCTATTGCTGGATATGTTATTTAGGGCTGCTCTAGATAGGTCTATACTTTGTTGTTGGAATTTCAATGATGTATCTCTTAAATACATTCCTATACCAAAAGACATAACAAGGTCATCATTGTACCCTGTTTGAGCTTCTGGGCGGCCGTTTTTCCATACAAATACTTTCATTTCCTCTAATAAACGTTTAGAGCGTATTATAACAGATCTGTCACCAATGTATTCTCTAAACTTATTAACCACAAGTGGACGTGTTTTTAGATTCATACTAAATCCAGGCACTGTGTTTGAGGAAGATTCATATTTATTAAAATAGGACTCATATGTATGAGCCTCAGATTTAGGGGCATAATATAAGTTTCTATATCCTCGTTCAATGATAGCATCAATTGTGGACCAACCAATGTTTGAATTTTCAACTATGAGTAATGCATTGTTGTATTCTGTGGCTAAACCTGTTAGAAAATAACCATATTCTTTTGGAGGTAGTTGCCCTCTAAATTCAGCTACTTGGGTGTTGGTTTCAATATCTATGACGTGACATCCTGAAAAGTCCTTACCATCACCTCTAGCCACGTCAGCTATTACCATATAATCTCTTGAGTAATCAGCTGATTCCCATATCCATAAGTTTTTGTCAGCTCCTCTACGTTCAATAGGTTCTTGGATTGTGGTTTGAGATATAAAATCTATCCATTCAGCATGAAATACAATATCACCTGAGGTATTAAAGTCACAGTCACATTCTTGGGCTGCTAGTTTAGGATCTCCTAAAAGTTCATCTTGACGTTTTCTCCAAGCCTCATTTCGTTCTGGGTGTACGTACCAAGGTAGTTTAATAGGTAAAAAGTCATTTTCTTGTGCTTCTGCTCTTACCCATGTTTTATGGAACCAGTTACCAACACCATAAGGAGTGGATAATACAACTGCTCCTCCACCAGTGGCTAAGGTTTGTTGAGCGGAAGCCCATATTTCATCAATACCCTCAATAAAGGCAGCCTCATCTATTATCAACATAGATACGGCTTCTGATCTACCAGCATCAGAGGCTGCTGAAACTGCTTTAACTTGGGAACCGTTTGATAAACGTAGTGTTAGTTTATTTTTTTCATCTGCTGGAATTCTAAGCCAAGATGGTAAATTTTCATACATGAATTTTACCTTGGTAACCATGTTTTTGGCTGTTTCCTGTTTTGTGGCTATACAGAGTACGTTTTTGTCTTTATGGAATAACATTAACCATAAAGAATAACCTGCTGTAAGTGTTGAAATACCTAATTGACGTGATTTTAAAACAATAGAATATGGATTATCACGCCATAAATTTAATACTTTACCTTGAAATGGGTATAAATTGAAAATTATTCGACCACGTTGTGGATGTTGTATATAACAATATTTACGCATAAAATGACTTGGATCCTTTGCGCAAAGAACATATTCTTGTTTTATTATTTCTTTTAAGTCTTGGCTCATTATTTACCTATTTTCCAGTACATTCTAAAGCTTAAAACTGGAGATAGGTTATTATTGACACCAACGCCTAAACCATATACTTTATCTTCTTTTGTTTTAAGCATAAGTTCAGGGCCTACATAATTAAAACCACTTTTACTACCTCCTAAACCAAGACCATAATAGTATTGAGTTTCTTTCAAATACTTTTCATGAGTTATGGTTATTGTTGGGTATATAACTTTATAATTTACTTGTCTAGCTATTATTTTATTTGTTGTTACAGAATCATTTATAACAATTTTAACACTATCTATGCCTACGGTATCTATGTAGTTATATACAGTATAGAATTCTTTTAATATAGCCAAGCTATCTACAGCAGAAAGGAAAGTATCTATATTTACTTCAGTTTTAGTTTTCCATTTAGGAACATACACTGGAGTTTCTTTGTTGATAGTATCATACTTAATTTCAACCTTAGTTTTAGTGATTGTCTCTCCAGGAGAAGAACATTGTCGTTGCAAGAATAAAGCAACGACAAGTAGGACTATAATAATATACTCTATTTTGAATTTCAAAATTAACTGATTACAGTGCTAACTAAATCCATTACATCAATACCTTTAGCTTTAAATAATTTTTTAACTTCAGGTTTGTTAATGATTTGTTTTACTACAGCTAAGTCTGGTGATTTAGCTCTGTCTTTAGCACTCATTTTTTCAAGTTTAGCAACTTTATTTTTAAGAGCAGTATTTAATTTTTCAAATTTAGCTTTTTCTTCATCAGCTAATTTTTCAGCTCCAACATCACCAAATTCTTTTTCACCTGCTGCTACATCAACATCAGATGGCATTTCTTTTTCAAAATCTTCTTCACCATCTTTTGGAGCAGTTACTTTATCCATTTTAGGAGCAGGAGCAGATTTAGGAGCTGGGGCACCAGCTGATGTACTAACTATATTTCTGTCTGATAAATCTTGCATTAATTTACGGAAACCTGGGTTGTTGAATACTGCTGGATCTTTTTTAAATTCTTTAGCTAAATCCGCTATAGCCATTTCACCTTTATTTACTAAATATTGTAGTGCTAGTTTAGTATTTCCTTTAGCAGCATCTACTACTTTTTCTAAAGATGGTTTATCTTTAACAGTATAAATTACTTTAGCTCTAGCCATTTCATCTAAAGCAATATCTAATTCTTCACGAATAATTTGACGGATACTAATTTTTCCCATGGTTTATGTTTATGTATAAATATTATAGAGACAATGCTTCTTTAATTTGTTGTATTCTTTCCTCAGTAGTTCCTGATATTTTAACCAGTCTATTAGGTGGATACTCATTTAACATCGCTTGTATAACCATGTCTATTTTCATACGATAATCAGGATCAGTAGTTCTAACACCATTGTCTTCTAATTCAACACCTTCAGGTGATACATAAAATATAATATCATACATTTTAGTTAATGGTATAGCTGCTCTAACAAATGTTTCTTTTTGTGAAAATTCAATAGATTTAGCACTAAATGTAAAAGCACATACATCATAAACTGTTCTATCTGTAATAATATTTTCTTGTAATAATTCACTAGCACGTTCAGCCATGAATACAAACTGTCCTGGTAATGTAGAATCAGTATTTAATGGTATTCCTAAACTACTTAAGTATTTACTACGTTCAGTAGCAGTTTGATAATCTTTAAATTGCTCTAATTCTTTCAGAGCATTGACAAGTGTAGTTTTACCTACACTCATTGTTCCTGTTAATCCTATCTTCATATTAAGTTCTTGCTTTTGTTCCTGGCATTTTATAAAATGGTAGACCCACTAATTGTTTTTTACGTGCTTTCCATTCCTTTTCAGAGTATTGAATACCATATAAATAATATTCACGTTTTTTATTATCACCTTCAGGTATTAAAGCGGGTCCATCCCAATTATGGAGTTTAGAATCCCAAATATACATCACAGTACCATCTGGTTTTGTATATTTTTTTGATTGTGGAAATTCAGTTTTTGACATAGAAATATATTATATATAAAATATAACAATATAATATATAAGGGCCAAGCTTTAAATATTTTCTACGTATAAAAGAAAATCGTTTAGGATTATTTTTGATTTAGTTTGAGATTTGTTAATAGCTTCTGTAAGAACCTGTTGGAAATCAAACTCAGACTCAGTTATTAAATTATTTTGTAATTTAGACAGTGTAGTCTCAGCTATGATCAACTCATCATCCTCACCATAATCTTCAACATCATTTAAATAGAGTTTAACATACTCATTTAACTGTTCTTTTGAGATTTTCATAAATTATTGTTTTGATTTTTCTGATTATTTCACTTAATTTTTTAACTTGACTATTTAACCAACTTAAACGTTCACCAAAACGTTTACCTTCCATTGGTTTTTCTATATTTTCTTCTGGAATATATTTGGAAAATGGTTTCATATATTCTGAACCAGTCAAGAATACAAATTTATCTTTTTCAGGATTAATACCTGCGGATTTCATTTGTTTGATTGTTTCTTCACCCCATTTTTCTTTCTCATCTTTAGGCATTTCTTTGAGAGTTTTATCATATGGAGCTAGTTCTTTAGTTAATGGTACTAAGTGATGTTTAGCAGATAAGATATACATTTTATCTGGTTTAAGAGCCTTACCATACTCTAATGTCTTTTGGAACATTGGAGAGGCAGAATATAATTCTTGGGCTGGAGCTGGTTTGTCTAATTTTGATTTAGTACAACTTAGTAATACTATTTTTGCCATTAGCTATTATTTGACAATAAATATTCAGCAACATATATTCCATGCGCTCCTGATACTGTAATACCACGAGCTGATAAAGCATCACCAACAAAATGCACATTTGGGTATTCAGTTAGTGCTAAACTATTATAATCAACTAATGGTTCAGGACTTAAATATTTTACCTCGGGTATATACATGCCCCAATCATCACCAAAGTTAAATACTTCATTCATTTGTTCAATAAAGTTAGTTATATAAAATGCATATTTACCTAATACTTTATCAAAATCTTCTAAATCATCAGTTTGATAAGCTAACACTGTTGTACCTTCTGATGTTAAACCTGGTGTACGAGTTTTATTTGGTGAATAATATAATCCTTTACCATCAATTTGTAGTTTATTTACAACATCACGTGACCATTCAAATGGATTTTCAATACCTTTAATTTCCATCAATATACCAAAATTAGTCATTTGGTTCTCAAATTCTTTACCTTTTTTAGCATGTCCATTATATG